CTGTCGTGAATGGCGTCACCGTGGCAGCACCGTCATATTCCACGAATGAGTCGGCCTGCTTGTTCAGTAAACCACCAACCGCCTCAGACTCCAGCGCCCACTTACACAGGTGCCGCTGGGTGCCGCCGTTAATGGTGCGCTTGACGATGTAGTACACCTGATCCTCAACCAGTCCCGGCAATACCGAGACATCTTCAATCAGGCCACCGGCACCCGGCGAATCAACGTCCATCCAGCAAATTACATTTTCCAGCCGGTCGTAGACCAAAATGCCCACCGTGCCGTCCGTCCTCACACAATGAATGCGGATGTCCGGCTTCATCTGCACCGCAATGCGGGTAATGCCAACAACATTGAAGTCTGGTGTGAACACAGACAGGTCCAGCGAACGGTAATCTTGCTCATCAAGGTTATAGGCCAGCTCGTACAACCGTTGCTTGGTGCGATCGACAAACAGCCCCTTGGAACTGATCGTCTTGATGTTGAAATTCGTCGGCGTCAGCGGCTCATCGAAACTATTGGAGCGCACCCCAAGCGGGTTATTGCCATCGTATTGTGCCGCCGCCACATTCGATGAGTTTTCCGAGGTGCCCAACAATAACCGCCCCATCGACATCAACCAATGAATGACACGAATGGGCCCCGAGCCAATCGAGCGTGAAATTGGCCCGCTGTCACCCTCGGTTGCATCACCAAAGTCCTCATAGCCGTCCGACACCGAGCCGAATATCTTATCCCTGCCGGCCAGAAACAGGCGCCCCTCATGCAGCGCCACCGAACTTGGGTAGCCGCGACGATCCGACCATTCACCCTCCCACCAATCCTTGCTGGCGGTAATGGCACCAAAATCTTTCAATACCTGTGCGCTGACAACCGTGGAACTGGTAAAGGCGTTCACCCTGGCCACACCCTCGATCGAGCCACCGGTGTAGTTGAGCGTGCAAATAACGGTATCGGTGCCGTAATCCCCCGTTTTGATACCCAACCGGTAATAGATAATCTGGCCGTCCTGGCCGTCATCGTATGAGGTCGAGATGTCGGCCGTGTACTGCGGCGCTGTGTCATTCCACGGCCCATCGGCGCTAAAGGCAAATTGCAGGGTAATGGTGGAATCAACGCGATTTTCTATAATCAGCGAAAACACCCGTGCAGTCTCAGAGCCGACTACGCGGATCGGGTCCGTGAAAACATCCGCCGCACCAGCGGACACCGTCACTGTCTGCCCGGCGCTGGCAATGCGAAACAGCGTGCGATTGTCCGCATGGGACTGTTTGAACAACGGCGTCCGTGCCGTCAGCGTTATTTCGCCGTTTAACGCGCTCGGCGTGATTGTATTGCCGGATACGTTCTGCACCCGAAATGGCCCATTTTCCGGCAAATACTGCACCACACCCCAGGAACGGCCAACACCGCGGCGCTCAATCTTCGTTAGCCGGTCGTTGTTGTTTGCAAAATAAATCACATCGCCAGACTGCGCCCAGCGCAGCAGGTCGTAATCGGCAGCTGCCGCCCATGGCGTACCAATTGCCAACGGCACCGCGCCGGTAACAACCGTGCATTGATTGATTCTGGCGTTAAATTCACGCTCGTTCGCAAACTCGACCACAAAACTCGCACCGGTCGGCGTGAATGCCAGCACGCTATTGCCGCGCTCCAGGCGCACCTCGGCCACGTAATCATCATCGCCCGCCGTAGAGCCAACCTTGAGCCTTACCGGGCCATCGCTGATGACGACATTTAGAAAATGCTCACTATTCTGATCGGGGCCCGCCACGCTAACGCTTTGGCGCATGATGCCAAAGTTCGCACCATTGCCGTTTATCAGGGCATGACCAGAGGCATGGCCAACCACCCCGCCGGCTTCAGAATTATCCGTCCAGTTCGCATCCGGAACCGAAGTCGTAAATGCGGAGTTTGCAATCAAGGTGCTAATTGATGTTTTGGTAATCAGCACATCGTTAATGCGCACCCGCACAATTCCCGGGCTCAATTCAAGTGCCGCCGTGTCGTCAACACCAAACGTGAATGGCACCTGCCGGCCAGCGCTGGTAGCGTCAGAATTGATGCGATCGATGAATTTCAGGCCCGGCCTGAGCATCATTGAACCCAGCACCCGCGGTATCCAGTTGCGTTGTATCTCGGCCGACATTGCCATGCGCTCGATGTCAATACGCGCCAGGCCCCGCGGCGATATCACGCCCCTGTTAAAAGCCAGCAGTTCTTTGGTGGTCCTGCTCATCAGCCAATCAGCTGACTACGATTACCACGCTCCTGTGAGCCGGAGCGGAACCCCTGTCGCGCTCGGGCCCAGCCACCCTTGGGCGGAAACTTGGCTGGCGATTCCATCGCGTCAGTCGCCTTGGCCGCAATCAGCGCGTGTTCCATCAGCCGGCCGAGATCCAGCTTGTCGAAATCAAGCCCGGTGAGGCGTGGCGCGACCTTGAAGGCCATATAGTGCTCCACGTACTCGGTGAAATTTTCCGGCCACAGACTAAGGTCAAAGCCCCACTGCGTATCCATCGAGACATACTTGAAATAAATCAGCTCGGTGTCGGTGAATAGCCACTTGGCTTCATCCGAATAGCGCGTGATCGGGATATTAAAATACTCGTCGTAGCACACCATCATGGTGCGCACGAAATCAATTGGTTTGTCGAATGCAAACTGGTAGCCGAAGGCCGGCGTGGTGGATGGCGAGAAGCCGAGCTCCACGGCGCGTGCGGCAAAATTCCACTGGCCGTGCTGCAACACACGCTTGCGCATGTCGTTGCCCCAGATATCATCGAGCTTTTTGCGGGGCGGGCGGTTTTCGGTCAGGGATGCGAGTTTACGCTCGCCCAGGATCGTCAGCGCGCCATTGTAAATACTCAGTTGATCGGTCATGTCTCACTCCATCACCGCCGCATCCCTGCGGCTGGATTCAGTCCCTCGATTCGGCTATCGGTTGACGGCGGCCTCATGGTTTGCCGCCCATCTGCGCGCCAGCGGCTCGGTTGCGAAGCCATCCCTGAGCATCTTGCCATCACGGATGACGCGATAGCGATGCGTGGTGCCGGCAAAATCCACCTTGTACAGCGATGGCAATTCCACCTTGCCAGTGGTTGCAGCCAGTCGATACAAGACCTTTTTCACCACATGCGCGAAGGATTTGCCCTGATCGACAACGTGCAACACCAACTCCCAGGTCATGTCATCGGGAAACACCCGAATTTCATCGCCCGGCCGCAGGTGCAGGGCAAGGTGTGCCCAGAAGCCTTCATCCATACATTGCTCGGCAGTGACCTCCACCGGCACATTCAGGCGCCATATCTGATTGTGCGATTCCTGTAAACCAAAGCGCCCCAGGCTCGGTGGCACGGCCTTTGCGGGTTCCTCCACCGCAGGTGCATCCAGTTCCGGGTCAAGCGCTTCGGCGGTTGCTGATTCAGACATTTAAGCTCTCCAAAAAAACAAAAGGGGCAGGCCCACATGAGCCTGCCCCGCATTGTCGCGCAAAGCGATCCCTTACGCCACTTAGGCGATCGTGGCGATCGTCACCGAAGCGGCACCAGCCGTAACCGGCGTGCGCACGAAATGAATCGTGCTGGTGTCGGTATCAGTATCGAAATACAGCAGGGCATCGCCCAGTCGCATCCCGATGTCATCGCCGTCAGAGAAATAATCGTCAGCGTCAATCGCGGTGTGGGCATCGGTATCTGCATAAATCCAGACTCCAGGACCATCACCAACATGCGCTACCACCAGTTTTGGCGGATTTGCTACGTCATAAGCCATGTCTCAATCCTCCTATGCAGCAGCGAGTGCGGAGCCATCATGCGCGATGATTACCACGCCCGGTCCCTGCAAAAGCTGTGAGCCCATGTAAATACTGCAACGAGACCAGGAGTAATCCTGCTCCTCATCGTAGCCCGCTTTCGCCTCCAGATCGTCCGCGTTGTAAGCGTGGCCGATAGCAGACTTGTGATACATATACGTTTCCTCGGTTGCCGAACCGGGGCCGCCACCACCATTGAGATTGGGGTGTACGATCCAGTTCATACCGAGCCAACGATATACGATCGGACGGTCTTTCCACGCCGGATCGGCGTAGTCGAATGGCCCGTTCATCGTGAAGTCACGACTCGAAAAGTCATTCTCGCCCATCATGTAGGCTTCCGTCGCCGGCGTTAAGGTAAAGCAGATATTGCCGTCCCACGGCACATCGTTGTTGCCCAGTACCGTTTTACCACGCAGTACCCGGAGGGTATTCGAGGTCACCGCCGCACCCAGATTGACGGTGCTGGTGGCGAGCTCGCCGAACACGTCCTGATCGATTTTACGGTTGATGACGCCCATGCAGGTTTTCTGCATGATGGCGCGCTGGTTGCCCTGTGACGCGAAGATATTGAAATCCGTTTTGCGGACCAGATCGTGCCACTCGACCAGCGTTGCAACCGGTTGCGTGAGGTTGTCGCCGCGTGCCGGAATGAGTCCGTTCACGCCGCGCGTTTTGGCGGTCGCGCCGCCAGAATCAGCTACCAGAAAAGTCGCTTGGTTGCCCTTGATGACCGACTCGGTCGTCGTGGTCTCCCGAACGATTGACACCAGCTGCTCGAAACCGGAGATGAATTCCTGCCGGTATTGAATTTGAAAGGCTGTTTCAGCCATCAGGCTTCTCCCAAAAAGAATAAAGTCCGTTTATTCCACTTGTCGGGGTAGCCTGGCTGCTGGCTTGCGGGGTAGCCGTTAAGGGGCCGCAGGGCCCGGCGTCAGGAGCCGGTGAGGCGGCCGGGGCTCAATTGAGGGTGTCCGGCCTGTGTGGTGCATCTGAATCTACAGCGAACCACCGGTAGATGCAACCACATGCTTGGTGCCGCCGGTTTTAAACTTTTTCTTGTGGCCACCGCCGTAGCCGCGCAGCGCGGTCTTGGCGGGCTTTTTACGTTTTTTGCCAACGTAGTGTGTTACCGGTGCGGTTTCAGCCATCAGTTGGTCCCTGGCGATAGTGGCGAACGCACACTGCCAAGCTGGTGCGCGCGTGGTGCATTCGGTCGCCTTGCGCGCCTGTTGCCCGGTGCTGTCGGCACACCATTACCAGCCGGATCGATACCGGTGTATTGCTGTGAGCCGCCGGCAGCTTTGGCGCTGCCCACGGCCTTTTTCAACAATCTGCTCATCAATGCTCTCCCTACGCGGCTTCGTGTTGCAGGCGGATACCGTACAGCTGTCTGAGCCGTGCTTGCTTGGCTTCGTCTTTATTGTACGCCGTGCGGTGCTCGGACATGAATTTTTCCAGCTCGGCGATTTCGTCGTTCATGGTTTTTGCAGGATCGGCGCCGCCGTCGATGATTTGCGTCACCGGGTCGAGTCTGCGCTGTGCCGTGGCCAGACCCTCCAGCACCTTGGCGTCGTTCATAAAGGCGCGGCCGTCCTGAAAGCGGCCATTGAGCAGCTGCTCCTTGACATCGCTTCCAAAGGTGTTTTCCAAAAACGCTTCCACCAGGTTGATATTGACACGGTAATCCGCCTGCCACGATTGCCGCAGGCTGTCGGTGGCTTCTTTGGCCTGCGTCACATCCAGCTCCGACTGGGCGGCTTGGCTCTCCTCGGCAAACTCGTTGTAGGCGCCAATCAGCGCGTGCGCATAACTGACCGGCGCGTGGACGCTGTGCAGTGCGCCCATGAAGGATTCGGCTATCGGCACATCATCTTCACCCAGTACCAGTCCTTCGGGCAGGTCTTTGAGATAACCGTCCACCTCCAGCGGGATGTCATTTGCCTGCCGGTAGGCCTTCACGGCCTCCTCATCGGCGTCCGCTGCCGGCAGATCGTCTTTCATTTTGCCGGATGAAATGGTCTGGCGTTGCTCGCGCCAGGACTGTGCGAATGCTGCTGGCGACTCATAACGCTCGATCTCGGTTTTAAATTTATCGTCCTCACCGGCCATCTCGCTGCGCCAATCGCGGTTGCTAAGCTCTTGATGCTGCTTGTAAAAGTCCTCAGCAGTCTCGAACTCTTTGAGTACTTCGATCCTGGCCGCATCCTCACCGGCCATGGCGTCGTACCAGTTGCCGTCTACAACGGTGCTCGGATCATCGATTATCGGGTCTGGCATTTTTGTCATCCTCAATGTGTCGGGCGGCGATTTTATCATCATCCGTGCGCCGCGTGGCTGACCTTAGCATCCATACAAAGGTCATTCCTACAAAGCGTTTGCCCTCAGCGAACGCCGTTGCGTGCGTGTCAGCCGGGCGGTAACTCAAATCGTCCTTGGTACTGGCCCGCATCAACCATTCGCACAACATACGCTGCTGGCGCGCGCTCCCTTGGCCGTTCATCACCGCGCGTAATGCCTGCACCTCGGCCTCGGTGTAGTGCGGCCGTTGGTGGGGATGTGTCCGCGGTATACATTCCTCGATACTGTCTTTAATCATGCCACTTTGGACTCAGCCGTGGCCAACTCTCTGACCGCAGCAGCGCCGGTCTTGGCAACCTCGGCGCCTTCCTCGAGCGCGGCTTGCTCGGCATTGGCGGCCATGATTTGCTGCACGGTCTTTTCCGGGCGCAGGTTCTTTTCGCGTACATTGATGCCCTGCAAGGCATCGCGCAAGGAGGAACCAACATCGTAGTGCGCCACTGCGCTCGGGTCCATTTCCATCGCGGTGGCGATGAGCTCGGCCGATTCCATGAACACCGCCGCCTCTTTGCGCTCGATCGCCTCATGCAATGGCGAGGTAAAGCGAAAATGTACATCCTTACCCTGCAGCTCGCGCGGGATGTCCTGCACCGAGCCAAAAACGCCAGCGCGCAGAAGGGCGTCGAAGGTATCTTCACAAAGTTGGCCGTTGTATTCATGCTCCATCGGCTCGAATAGTGGCAAGGCTGCCCTGACGTACTCCTCCACGCGCTGACCTACTTCAAACGCTGTCATATCGCCCTCCGGCGGCGGCAGCGTTAATTTATTGAT